TGGAAGTGGCTACACTGACAGCCCTGTTGATCCACGTAATGGCCAACCAATGGGGCAGATCTATTCCCTTAGCGGTGGCGCTGGTGTTGGGGCGATGGCGTGGATCACAGTTGCTAATGGTCAAGTCACAAATGTAGTTCTCTCCGATGGTGGACGTGGCTACAACACTGGTGATGTTCTGACTGCATCACTCGCTGGTGGAGCAGGATTCTCAGTGACCGCAGTTTCAACCACGAGCACGTTCTATGAGGTTCCTCTAGTCGCTGTGACCGGTAAGGGATATGGAGCAAATGCCACAATCACGGTGGATGGGTCTGGTGTTGTCTCAAGCGTGGTCGTATCGAATGATGGTGGCGTTGGTTACGAGCCGGGTGACAGTCTAACCGCAAATGTTCCGCACCAAGTCACATACACCCAATTCACGGTAACTGTGGCGTCTGTAAACACGAGCAGCATTACGTCGATAGGTGATACGTTTGTTCTCACTCCGTCCAACCTCTTTGTTGTGTCACCCACGGCTCCAGCGGAAACGTGGACGCTCATTAAAACAAACCCAATCATCTTCAAGACCGCGCCAGAGTTCTTCCCTGGACAGCCACGAAGTGATACTCCCGGCATTGAAGTCTACACGCTTTACAGTGAAGGTCTACCCGCCGCTACTGGTGCGGTAACATCGTGGTCAGTTGTCTTCAATGGCGACGGAACCTACACGCTAAGTGCAGCGCCAACTGCCGCGCTCAAGGGAACTTATCCTATCACCGTCAACCTCATTGAGGGCTGCTCATTTCAGAACGAAGACATTGGCTTTACTCTTCTTCCAACCGTCAATGGCTGGAACCAGGGCGACACGTTCTCGTGGCAGTTTGATGGGACTACTTCAAGCCACCAAGGGCAGTACAATTACGCCGTCTTTGGCAGCGTTACTGGATGGCAGGGACCGGCGGCCGTAGGACAGTGGTACTGGAATGGAAAAATCGGTTTCAAGATCCCGGCGCTGACGGGATCCGCGGCCCCAGTTGACACGATGATCTCTACCTCGATGAATGGCACCGCCTTCACGAGCGTATTCAACGGTCCACAGGTTCTTAATGACGTAACATTCTTCCAGAGCCCAACCAACCCAGCAAACTTTGGCTTCTTTGCGTCTGGTGAGGGTAACGTTGTGGCTGGGTCGGACAATGGATCATCGTGGAGTGATAACCTTGCTAGCTTGAATCTTTTTCCACTACCGGCTGGTGAACTTCTTGTCGCTCTAGGCGGAGCGGGGGCTCTCTACACAACAAGCGACGGCGTGAACTGGGTTCCACAAAACACAGGCACCTCGCAGCAGCTCAACGACGATACCTTCGTTCCTTATTTCCTTTCATCGCTCACTGGAAATACAAATCCACTTGGGTACAGCGGTGGCAACGGCTACTACGACACAAATCTTATCATCGCGGTTGGCGACAATGGAACCATCCTTACGTCGACAGCGACCCTCGGGTGGTCTCTTCAAACCTCTGGCGTTTCCAACAGCCTGAACTCCGTTGCGTACGCTCAAGTCCAACAGACTTCATTGCAGGCAGGCGGTGGTGCAGCAATCCCAGCCGCGCCAAACGCGATTACGGCGGTCAACCCTGGCTGGGTCATCGTGGTGGTTGGCGATAGCGGAACAATCGTATCCTCCACAGATAGAGTTACCTGGACGGTAAACTCATCAGGAACTTCACAGGATCTTAACGATGTCATCTATGACCCAGTCACCAACGCCTTCATCGCGGTGGGTAACGCTGGGACGATCGTTCGTGGAACCTGGAATGGCACAGATGTTATCTGGACTAACCTAAACCAGCCGATAACTGGAGATCTTTTCTCCGTGGCGGCTGGAACTGTAGGTGCAGCAGAAAAGTTTGTAGCTGTTGGTCCTCTCGTAACAGCCGTGTCATCAGACGGTTCAGTGTGGACTCAAACAGCAACGAGCGGCTTTAACGCGATCACGTATGGCGATGGACAGTTTGTCGCGGTAGGCGGCGGCACGGCGATCAACGACGCGTTCTCGTTTACGATGAACTACGTTAGCTCAATGGCTGTTCCGTGCGAGTACACCATTACCTTCACGTCTCCTACGACCGCGACGGTGCAAAGCAATATCACTGGCTATCTTCAGGGCCTGGTTATTGGCCAGCAGTGGACCGATAATCTCGTCGCATTTACTCTTAATGATGTCGCTGGTAATCCGTATTCTGTAGGTGATCAAGTCGTCGTCTACATCGCGCCTCAAACAGATACCGAGGTCAACTCGGCGTATGATGAGACCCCATACAGCACTAGCGCGTATGACTCAACGTTCACAGATCTTCCGCAGCCATACATGTACTCGCAGCAGGTGTACCCGCTGTATCACAGTCAGTCAGCGGTAATTTTCCCGCAGACATCGCCAATGCAGCTTGCGGGATTCACAGATGCTGGCTTTTCACCAGTCGCAAGTGGAGACGCGATCGTCATCGACAAGGCGTTTGCAGAAAGCATTCGCCTCTACATCGACAATGCTGACGTTCTTTACCCGCAGCTTGGTAGCTCTAACGGTTGGGTTCCACTGACGTTTAAGTACTATGACACCGTTGTTACGGGGTCGTATGACGAGCTACCATACGACCACCTTATCTCCGGTCAAGTCACCGCGCTTACGGTCCAAAATGTAGGAACTGGGTATGTCAATGGAACGTATCCTAACGTTCCTCTATCCGGTGGTTCTGGGGCTGGCTGCACAGCAACCATCACCGTGTTCAACAGCCAAGTTTCTAGCGTCGTGCTCTCAGATGGTGGAACTGGATACGTGCAAACTGATCTTCTTACCGCTCTTGCCGGTTATCTGGGCGGTGTAGGTTCTGGATTCAGCGTGGAAGTAACCGCGATCAAGCCGAACGTTGATGTGGCGTTGGGCTATGACTCGATCAACACCCCGGTTTCTAGCGCTGCCTTCTCAGATCTCGTGACCTACATGGTCGCGTACTCTGGCGGTGATCCAACTCAACCTGTATTCACCGTCATCCAGCCACGGTACGCCCTCACTAACCGTCCGGCTTCAGCGACAATTACGTTTGATGACACGTTCTTCGCTTCGTTCGTGCCGTTTGGTACGAAATACTCGCTGCTTTTCCAGCAGCAAGATAGTTTCCGTCAAGATTCGGCGGTGAAGGTAAGCGAAAATCTTACGATCTTCGACAGTCTGAACAACGAAATCCTTCTTCAGATTTGAAGCCTACAACCCATAAATATCCAATGACCGGAAGTGGTCAATCAGAACTGGAGACACAATGATCGGTCGTTTCAAATCCATCCTTGACAAGACGCGGTCGGTCATTCCGACGTTTAAGCGCGCTGAAGCTGTCAAGACAGATGGCTTCACGACTCGCGTGAAGGGTCATGTCAACATCGTCGATAAGCTGACTGGTGAAGTCGTTCTCGACAAGGACAACGCTGTTCATAACCTGAACATGGCGATCGCCATCGCGCGCGGCCTTTCTAACACGGACTTCACGGTAACCAACCCGACGTTCGGTCTTACATCCGCGTCCGTCGGCACCCACCAAATCTTTGCGCTCGCCCTCGGTAATGGCGGCTCGAGCGTTGACTCGCTGAATCAAATCACCTTCCTGCCACCGAACGTTACGTCTCCTACTGCTTCGCTGTATGACCTCACGTACTGGCAGCCAGTCGATGAAGCGTACTCGGTTACGCAGGCAAATTTCCCAGCGAATTCGGTAACGTACCAGCAGTCTCCCGCGCCAGCTATTTCGACCATCGTCATCGTAACTGCAACTATTGCGGCAAACCAACCGGCAGGTGAGTTCACCGTCGATAGCCCAACTGGCACCACCACAAACTCACAGTACGCCTTTGACGAGCTTGGTCTTTTTACCGCCGATGGTCTTCTGTTGACGCACATCATCTTCTCACCTATCTTGAAGACGAGCAATCGTGAGCTCGTGATCACCTACACTCTGACCGTGAGCGTGAGCTAAGCATGCAGGTAAGTTTCCGGCAAGGGATTATCAAGGCGCAGAACGCGGGTTGGCTGACAAAGACCAACTCTGGCGCCGCCACGGTCGACATCAACGCGTCACCGCTGTACCCTGTCGTGATCTCGTTCGCTCACTACTCAGCGAACTACCTATTCACGCTCAACACAAACACCATCACCAACCATCCGCAAGGTGGCTGGGGATACGGTAACCCACCTCCAGGCGGTCAGAATGGCGCCCTTCCGGCAAGTGGACACGCGTTCCTTTACTGGGACATCGACCTCTCAACCGGCGCGCTCGCCTACGGCTGGACGGCATACGCGCCGATTGTTTCCTCATCGCAGCCAGTCGGCGTCTACAATGACCAGCACTGGTTTGACACGACGAACGTGCGCATGCGGGTGTACCGTCAAGTTGGTTCGAATCCAGGAATCTGGCAAGACAAGGTTCGTCTCTTCGCTGGTTCGTGGAACTCTGGCACGCTGACGGTAAATGGTACTGGCACCCAAGTTGGAATCACTGGCGGTCCTTTCGAGACTGGCGACATTCTCTACGGCACGAACAGCCAGCCGCTGAAGCAGTCTGACGGAACTTTCGTCACGACTTCCTCTCAGCTGATGATCAATCAAACGAATGGTCAGAATGTTCAGCTTGATGCCGCGGTATACTTCGCTGAAGCTAGCACCGAGATTCCAGCCTTCTACCTCGTCTACTACCAGCCAAACGGCCAAATAGGTCTCTGCTCAAGCAACGCGATCGGTAACTGGGTTGGTGGTATGGTGGTGCAGCCCCTCGCTGAAAATTCAGTTGGGCGCGTCATCGTCAATGGCATCATTCGCAATGATCAGTGGCCGCTGGTGCTGAATCTCGGAGCGAGCATCAACGCGCCGGTGTTCCTTGACCCATACGGTAACATCAGCGTAACACCACCGACTGCTGGGTTTGTTCAGCAAGTCGGTATGGTAGTAAGCGCCGATACGATCCTGCTTAACATCTTCCCACCAGTGATCCTTAGCTAATGACGACCGCCCTCAAACCAATCTACCTTGGTACCAATGGCATTCAGGCGCAGCTGCCTGATGGCGGGCTCATCAACGCCGGTGGAACAACGAACACCTCCTTCACGGTTGGTGGCGTTGCGGTTCTCCTTGACACTGGAAATACTGGCATTACGCTGCAGTCAGCGTACGTAGGTTCACCTACTGTCGCTGGTGCCGCTGGAATCCAGCTACAGGCAGGAAAAGACTTCCTTATCACTGACGCGACTGGCGGCGGTGACGGTAACTTCTTCCGCATCAATGCCGCTAACGGCACAGTTACGATCTCCGGTAACCTCGTTGTCGAGGGTAGCTCAACGATCATTGACACGATCGTTACCGATGCAGATCACTGGCTACTGACGCCAGCATCCGCAAGCACGGTCGCGCTGACAATTCAGCCGCAAGTCACGACGACAGCAAACCTCGTCAATATCAACCTCCACACCGGTGCGTCAGTCTTTACGATCAGCGCAAGCGGTGCTGGAACGTTCACGCAGAACCTCACCGTTGGTTCTACAATTGAAAGCTTGCTGCCGGGTTCAAACAATGTAGTGGGTGGCGGTCTCATAAACGGGGTTGACATCATCGCGCTGGCGAATGAAGTCTACGAGCACCAGTCCGGTGAAGCTCCCTACCGCCACATGGCGGGCGATGTTGACATTCTGCCGATCGTAGGTCTCTCTGGGGCTACGAACGTTCAAGAAGCCCTTGCAGACCTGCAGACGAACATCAACAATGTGAATACAGGTGGTGGCAACGTCAAGGGTTTCTCGCAAGTTGTTTCGGTCGCGGCTCTCTCGTGGACCGTAAATCACAACGGAAACACGACGAACGTGCAAGTTACCATCTACGACACTAACTTCGATCAAATCATTCCGCAATCGGTTCACATCGTAGACGTCAACAACATCCAGGTAACCTTCCAAGCCCAGCAGGCAGGAACGGCTGTCCTTGTGTTGTTCTAAATCTAGTCCGGGAAACCTCTTCCCATAAATACTCTCGATTCATCTTCTATCAAAACTCAAGAACAATAGGGTGACGAGATCATGTCAAAGCGTATTATCGAGACTCAAGATATCGTGTTGGCCGCAACGCTGAAAGTGCTGGGCTATAAGCTCGACACCATTCAGAAAATCGGCAACAAGGGTATTTTCTTCTTCAATGAAGTCGATGAAAGCGTTGTCAATGACTATGACCTCGGCAACCTCAAGGTAGAGCCGGTCCAATTCAATTCTGCGATTAAAGCCCTTACGACGGCGTCCCGCAGAACGATGTGAGTCAGCGATAGAACTAAAACTCAGGGAGAGCATTCATGCAACTTAATGGTAATCTAGTACTCAATTCAGGCGGTTCTGGCGCGATCTACAATGCGTTCTTCGAACAGCTCGCCTCTGACCCATCGTTCACCGCGAATGACAAGGGCCGCATTTACTTCAACACGACATCCGGCGTTTTCAAGTACAACGACGGTACGGCATGGCAGACGTTTGCTTCTGGTGGCAATGCTTCCCAGACGGCAACGTACCTGTCAAACACGCTGGCATCCCTCGGTACGATGGTCAATGGTACAACTGGTGTCTGGAACGCTTCGGCATTCTCGACAACCAACTACCTGACCGGCGCAACCTCAGTCACCAACGCGCTTATCACCCTCGACGGTCAAATCAAGACCGACGACTACCTTCAGTACCTGAAGGACGTTGCAGGTGGTGATGCTACTTGGTCTGGCACCCTCACGTCGGGGCAGTTCCTCCAGTGGAATGGCACGTACTGGATGAACCACACGCTCGTTCTTGCTGACGCATCTGATGTCACGCTGACGTCACCAGCAAGTGGTCAGATCCTCGAGTACAACGGTTCACAGTGGGTCAACTACACCCCAACGCTGAGCGGAATGTTCAGTGTCACGGCCTCTTCTTCTGATCTGAACCTTCTGACTGGCGCTGCTGCTGGTACGGGTTCTTTCGCAAGCGCGGCAATCACGTCGACTCAGCTGAGCTACCTCAGCGGCGTAACCAGCAACATCCAAACGCAGCTGAATAACAAGCAAGCAAGCAACGCTGGTCTCTCAGCAGTTTCTACTCTGCTTGGTGGTGCTGGTACTGGTCTGATCGTTCAGACTGGCGTCAACACGGTCACTGACGTTTCGATCGCTGTTTCCGGTACGGGTCTTGCCATTGCAAATGGCAATGGTGTTGCAGGCAACCCAACCCTTTCAGTCACGCACAACCTCGCTGCAATCGAAAGCCTTTCCTCACCATACGGCTTCGTCGTCTTCACGGCCGACGGCGTCGCAACGATGCGTTCGATCCTTACTGGTTCGTCCTCACGCATCACGGTAACGAACGGCGATGGCGTTGCATCCGCTCCTACGATCGACCTCGCAACTGTTACCCAAGGTTCTTCTGGTTCATTCCTGAAGTTCACGGTTGACGGTTATGGTCGTGTCGTTGACAACACCCCAGTCGTCATCGGCGATCTGACCGGTCTTCTCGGCACGTACTACCTGCCAACCTCTGGCGGTACGATGACGGGTGGTATCGCGATGGGTGGTTTCTCAATCACCAACCTCGCAACTCCAGTCGCTGCTACCGATGCAGCTACGAAGGGTTATGTCGACGCTTCAGTTTCTGGTCTCTCCTGGAAGAACCCAGTTCAAGCTCTCTCGAGCACGAACCTTGCTTCTACCTACGCAGCTCCAGTCCTCACAGCTTCTGCAAATGGCGCCCTCGTTGTTGACGGCTACACCGTAGCTGTTAATGACCGCCTTCTGCTCGCTGGTCAAACCACCAAGACCCAGAACGGTATCTACGTCGTTACCGCAACCGGTAATGCTGGCGCTCCATTCGTTCTTACTCGCGCATCTGACATGGCGGTTGGTTCGAATGCAGATGACTCAGCTGTCTTCGTTGAGAATGGTACTCTCAACCACGATACCGGCTGGCTCTGCAACTCCAACCCTGGCGTTGTCGACACGAACGTTCTGAACTTTGTTCAGTTCTCTGGCGGTGCGGTCTACGTTGGCGGTACTGGTATCAGCATCTCCGGTAACACCATCTCTGCCGTCTACGGTGCAGGTATCACCGCTAACCCAACGGGTGACATCGGTGTTGACCTCTTTGACGAAAGCACTTCTGCTCTGATCCTTACGCAAGACGGCTCAACCCGTTCCGACACAGTCGGCGCTGGACTGTTCCTTCTGCTGGCATCGGGTAGCGGTCTTTCTCAGGGCGCATCTGGTCTGACGATCTCTGCAGCTGGCGTGACGAACGCAATGCTGGCAAACAGCTCGTTCACCCTTGACGCTGACGCTGGTACGGGTTCAGTTTCCCTGGGTGGTACGGCTAGCGTGTTCGGCACTTCGGCACAGGGTATCTCTACCTCTGTAACTGGCAGCGCAGTCACGATTACCGCATCCAATGCTTCGAACAGCCAGAAGGGTGTTGCAAGCTTTGCAAACACGTTCGCAGTTACCGCTGGTAACGTCGACATCGCTTCTGCTGGTGTCACGAACGCAATGCTGGCGCACAGCTCCTTCAGCGTCTCGGGTACTACAGGCGGCGCCCAAGCAATCAACCTGGGTAATACGCTTTCGATCGTTGGCGGTTCTTCCCCAGTCACGACGGTTTCCAGCGCTGGCACCCTGACGATCAACGTTGCTACCGCAACTTCGAGCGCTCTCGGTCTGGTTTCTGCTGGTGCGTCACTCAGCGGTCTTACGAACACGTCTGGCGCCCTCGCTGTCAGCACGACTCTCGGCGGTGGAAACATCACGAACGTCAATGCTTCAGTCGATACGGCGGCAACGAACGATCTTCTGACCTTCAACGGCACCAAGTGGACCAACGCTACTCGCGCCTCTGTGCTGTCGACCCAGTCGATTGGTGACCTGTCTGACGTCGCTGACACAACCCCAGCTTCTGGTCAAGTTCTCGTTTACGACGCTACAACCAGCAAGTGGACGAACGACTCGATCTACTACCTCTACAACGGTTCAACCGCTGCTTCGTCCTTCACCGTTGTGCACAACCTCGGTCAAAAGTACTGCAACGTAACGGTTGTTGACTACTCAGACGACGTGATCATTCCTCAGTCGATCACGTTCACTGATACCAACACGCTGACCGTAACGTTCACGTCTTCGATCCAGTGCCGCGTTGTTGTGATGGGCGTACCGCTGAACTAAGCTGATCCCTGATCAGTTAGCCTTAGCTAAATGAGAAGGGACTCCTGCGGGAGTCCCTTCTTTCTCTCTGGAGAGACAAATGAAGTTTTACGGATCAGCGGAACTGCAGCAAAACTACGTGACTGAACCGGCTCTCGCGGTTGAGTCAGCCTTCCCAACATCTCCGGTGGTCGGACAGCTCGTCTTTACCAGCGGCATTCTTTACATCTGCGTGAGCCTCAACAGCGGCACTCCTATCTGGATCCCGCTGACTAATGAGATCACCGCGTACACATACAACCAGCCAGCCGCGTCAACGACGTGGACTATCACGCACCCACTTAACACGTCTGCTGTGCAGGTGATGGTGTACAATCTGTCAAGCCAAGTCATTCTTCCAGACAGCATTACGATCAATAGCAACTCGCAGATCACGATCACGTTTGGCGCGGGTCAGCAAGGTAAGGCGGTTCTGGTTTCTGGCTGCCTGCAGGGTAACCAAAAGCCGACCTACTCCTACGAGTACGTTCAGTCATCGCCATCAACGACTTGGGTCATCACGCACAATCTCGGTCGCTACCCTACCGTTCGCGCGTTTGTCGGTTACCAAGAAGTTCAGCCACAGTCGATTACGTTCAACTCGCTTGATCAGCTGACCATCACGTTCGCTACCGCACAGACTGGTTTTGCAGGACTGATCTAATGACCAACGCAAGCGGCTTCTTCGTACCTTCGGCGTACCGTCACACGCAGTCAACCGCTGCGTCAACGTGGACCATCGCCCACAATCTTGGTGGGAACAACGGGTTCGCGCCCGTTGTTGACGTGTACATCAACAACTCCGGCACGTACTCGAAGATCATCCCGCTTGAAACAACGATCGTCGACAACAACAACCTGACAGTCACGTTTACGAACGCCGAAACCGGCTTCGCGGTCGTGGTGCAATAAGGACGAAGATGCCGATTCAATCTGGAGTTCTGTACCTGGACTATCAGCAATCGTCTCCAGCTTCAACGTGGAACATTGCTCACAACTTCGGGAAGATGCCGATCGTTGAGGTCAACGCGTACGATGACAGCAGCAACCTGACGAAGGCTTTCCCCTATACCGTTACGCACGTTGACGTAAATAATGTGCAGATTACCTGGACCTCTGCTAGAGCGGGATATGCAATCCTCTCAGCAGAACAATAAGGAAGAGAACATGCTCATCAAAGAACTCATGGAAATGGCAGCGGCCCACAAGTTTAGCTCTGGAATGTTTAAGAGCCAGGACGCTAAGGCACTTGTCAAAGCCTTCAAGGCAGGCGAAGAAACCTACGACCTCGACAATGGCCGCAAGTTCAAGTTCGAGAAGAACATCAACGGCTCCAAGCTCGCTAAGGGCATGGTCGTTATCGCTTCGTACAACAAGTACAACCAAGGCGCTGAGCTCGTCGAGATCCTCGGGGTCACCGACGATGACGTAGCGCACGGTGAAGGTGGTGTAAAGTTCCCAAGCGTCGAGGCCTTCCTCAAAGCGAAGGGTCTTAAGAGCCTGAAGGATCATGACGCCCACGCTGAAGAGAAGAAGCTTCCATACGGTCACCACCCAAATCTGGTTGTCAAGGATCTGAAGGATGGCGACGAAGGTCCGTGGTACTACCCATCAGAAGGCCGCTGGGTCCGTGGTTCTGGCGCTGAGCCTCTTTCGTTCGCGCTCGTGTCTGAAGTCAAGGGCGGTGAGAAGAAGGAAGTCAAGGAAGCGCGTGAGCCTATCACGATGGACACCAAGACGAATGGTCCAGAGCAGTCTGACATGACGAAGTTCCTTAAGAAGGAAACTGGCGTTAAGGTCTACTTTGATGGTTCAGATCTGGTTGATGCAAAGTCCAGCGAAACTATTCTTCGCAATGCCTTCGGTCCTACTCGCACGATGGCTCGTCTCGTTGACGCCATCAAGCGCTTCAAGCCAGACGAAGAGTAATACGCAGCACCTCATAATGCATAGGAGATATTCATGGCAGTCACTGACCTCATCCCAGGCTGGGCGGAAGCAAAGCTCGGCTTGTCCATCGTTCTCGCGGTAGTTATCCTCGCTGGTGTCGGGTTTGGCGTCTACAAGGGCTACTCCCTTTACGAGCACTATCAACAGCTCGAGGCCGACAACGCGCAGCTGGTTATCAACAACGCCACGCTGAAGTCCAACGTAACCACCCTTGAAGGTGCAAACGCTACCGACGCGCAGACGATCGAAGGTCTAAAAGCTGACCACGCTGCTGCCGAGAAGGTAGTCGGTGAGCTCGCCAAGCAGGCTGAGCAGAACCGCCAAGCGCTTGCTGCTACTCAAGCGACCCTCGATAAGCTTGCCAAGGATCCAAAGAACAACGGAGTCGTCGCACCAGATCTGCGTGAGACCATTCGTTCCATTCAGGGAGCCTCAAAGTGAAACTCGCTGCCACCCTCCTTATTGCGCTAGCCCTCGTTGGCTGCCAGTCTGCTCCAGTAAAGCCAGAACCAGTTGTTGTCAAGCAGTATGAGCGCATAGTCGTTCTGCCACCAGCGCAGCTTCTTCAACTTCCACCGCCAGTGCCCAACCTTGACGTTGATCATGCTACGCAGGCAGATGTTGCCCAGTGGCTGATCTCAAAGGAAAACTACACGCGCGCGGTTCAAAATGATCTCGTCGAGATCGGCAAGTTCTTCGCAACGGTTCAGTCTAAGGCCGACGCGGACGCCGCTGCAGCTACTGCAACCGCCGCAGCTTCTGCCGCCGCCGTTCAGACCGTAGCTCCGCCAGTGGAGAAGAAGCCGAGCATCGAGGATGAGGTCGTTAAGTCCCTACTCCCGTGACATGCAACTGCTCCAAGACTGAAAAGACTTCTCTCTGGACTCCCATTCCAGAGTTTAGGCAGCCCACCGCCATCGTAGCAGCCTCCGGCGAAAACATTGATTGCTTCATGAAGCGCGCGGGTAATCCCACCGCGCAGCAGAACGCTGTATCGGAAAAGATCCCTAACCTTATCGCCAACACGTCTCTTACGAGCACGCTTACTGGCGTGGTGAACACGACTTTCACTCTCACTCCTGCGTCAACCGCGATCATTACCGCCTGGGAAATTGCAGTAAATGGAACAAGCGGTCTTGGTCCATTCACAGGATTTCTTACCTTCGACGCGGTAGGCGGCGTGCTTAGCGGCACCGTCTCAGCCAACCTTGCGAACACCAACTACAGCGTTCTTATCACGGCGGTAGGACCAGGCTCGGTCGTCATCGACTCACGCGCGTTTACATTTTACCCGAAATCAAACGTTCCAGCTGGCGAAGTGATCAAGTTCGTCTTCCCATTACCGGGTGGAGTAGTCAATGTGACCTATGGGCCGGCTAACTCTCCGACAGGCTCGAGCTTTCAGCATAAGGGACTCGACATCGCGATGGCTGACGGTTCACTTGAGGACGTTGTCTCGGCTAGCGATGGCGTCGTATCCCAAGTGGGACCTCAGCCCGGGTATGGAAACTGGATCGTCATCAATCACAACGACTCTAATGGGAACCTCGTCGCTACAACCGTGTACGGACACATGGACGAGCTCTACGTTAAGGTGGGGCAGATCGTTGCTGGCGGGCAACCGATTGGGCACGAGGGAGCTGTAGGAGTTGCTACCCCTCACTTGCACTTTGAGCTTCACAAGGGTGGCTTTGGCAATCCAGTTGATCCGATGCCATACCTTTTCCCATCAGACACCAACACCAACACCACGCAGGTGGCAACGAATGGAGTTCCCGGCGAGTTCGGGGTTCCCGCAAGCCTCACCACTGTTTCAGTTCCGGCTGCAGAAACAGTTGGGATGACGAGTGGTGAAGCAAGCACTCCTAATCCTGGATGCGCGGGATCAACGCAGGGTGGACAGCTCCCTGGTCCACTACCAGCGCAAGTTCCAGACGGAACAACGCCACCTACAACAGGTGGCGGGGTAGTGAACGCAAACAGAGCCGCATGCGCTGCAACTGGACCATCATACGGAAATGCTGCCGCGGTTCAGGCGATCATTCAGAACGTTTGCGTGAGTCACGGTGGTTTATCCGACGGTGACATCCAGTTCATTCAGACAGTCGCACACATCGAAAGCAACTACGATCCATACGCTAAGAACCCAACTAGCTCAGCGACCGGACTCTTTCAGATGCTTGACAAGGTTGGCAATGTTTACTACGCTGCGATAGGAGTTCCATTCACGTGCGAGAATCGCTGCAATCCGACCTACGCCACGCAGGCGATGATCGTGTTCTACTTAGCAGAGTTCAAACCGTATTGGAACAACTACGTCGCCTCAAGCAAGACGACGATAGCAGGAAAGACGCCAGTCTCGAATGGTTGGACGGCGCAGTACGCGAGCTTCACGCAGGGGGAGTTTATGTACGGGCTGATTCACCATGACGGCGTGGGCAATGCAATCGCTGGCATCGACAAGCAAGGTGTCGCGTACTACCGCTCAAAGGTCTAATTTGAAGCGGACACCCGTCCAGAAGGACATCGGCTCGTTTTGAACGGTGATGTCGATCTCAAGAGCATCAAGCGAGTTGATCGCATCAGCCAGGGACTCAAAGCAGCAGATCACTTCGCTTTGACAGTGAGGACGCGGCTTGTTGATCACGTCAACCACGCGCCACTCCCCTTAGGATCTCGATAAGCGGGTACGGTTCCTTGCTTCTAAACCGCTTCCAGTACTGTGGGTGATGAACCTTGGCGAAGACACGATCGTCAAAGTTCGCCTTGACCCACTTTTCAGCGTTGCCTCCCAGCGCCACGATGATGCGAATGTTGTCCTCAACCTTTCGCGCGTCAAATGGGGTTCCATCTGCCAGCGTGGAGTTGATCCACAGCAGCTTTTCCTCTGGTATCTCGTGCGCGTCGAGCAGCCTGTTCAGCCAACCCGAGCAGTGCTTGATGGAGTAGAAGGGCGTGTGGTGATAGCCGGGATCCTTGGGAGCTGACGGACCTGGACGATCACCAACAACGAGGACGAACTTACCCTCCAGCTTCCCAGCGAGAGCCTTTTCATAGAGCTGGCGGCGAACAGTTAAGCGCTTCGCCTGCTCTCGCGTTACCTTGGTTCCGACAAAGGTCATTCGATGCCGAGGTCCTTGGTCTTCTTTTCCAGCGTTTCGACGCGCTCTACGAGATACTTGAAACGCCGGTTTTGGAACGCCATCTCAAGGGCGATGAACACGAAAATGATGACGATGAGGAAGAGGGCTAGGATCATTTTGACCTCCAGGGTGCTGCTGGCTTGACCCACTCACCTGTCCCATCGGGCTTGTGCAGGTAAATCGGGCAGAAGAAAAAGTCATAGGCGACCAGGGCAGCGCAGAAGATGAACTTGCCGAGATCGCTCGGGATGTAGGTCACGGCGAGAATGCCGACGATCATCAGGACGATCGGATTCTGGTAGAAGGGCATCATTTTCTCCAGTTGTGATGTGGCGTGTTTGACCCGAAAAGCCTCACCGCTGAGGCGTGGTGGTGTCCTGAACGACGCCAACTTCATCGTCTTCATCATCCAGATCGCCGCGGTTGTGCTCAGTCGGCACATAGCGGGCGGCTGGGGACTCCTCAACCTTCGGCTTCTTGACCTTAGGCGCCTTCGGAATCTCCTCACCGAAAAGCTTGGCAAGCTGCTTCTTGATGCCCGGCGCGGTCACATCGCGAATTTCGCTGGCGTTGTAGTCGACGCGAGCGCGCTCGATGAACTTGTTCAGGTATTCGCGGGTGGGATTGGAAAGCGTGGTGATCTGGGTGGCGGTCCGCTGAACGATGTCAGGGTAGTAACCGACGAGGAGCATGTAACCGCGATCGCGGTCCTGCGTGACGACTCGGATGTAGACGATTCCCTTCAAGGCTTGCTCCAGTGAGGTTGTCAGTGAAGCATTATAGCACGTGTCAGGTTGAAAGTAAACTAGAATTGCCCTTCAAACCACTCTTGCCAGGTGCCAGGGAATGCGGACGGCTGATAGAACCAGCGACCCCCACCCTTCTGCTTGAGGGCTACGGTCAGCTTGATCTGATTGAGATCGCCAACCATAATGGGCGAGATGACGGTGATAAAGTGCGGACCAGCTGGGAACATCACCAGAGTTCCGCGCTGAGGAACTAGGCTGAAGTTGTAGGCGGGAAATTCAAGCTTGCCGCCGAAGACCTCGTGCCTTGGATCCAGTGGAACGCTCTCGTTGTAGTCCTTGAGCCAGATGAAGCCAACGAGATCGACGTCCTTGTACATCACCCACTTCTTGCGGATGTACTTCGAGTTCTCGCAGCCAGGTGGTTCAGCCGGCGCCTTGGCATTCTCTGGGTAGAACTGAAAGAGCGGCTTTTCGAGACCACGGTACTCGCAGTCATAGCGCTCTTCAATCTCAGGAATCAGTGGGCGGAAGCGCTCAGCGATATCTTGCTCGAGCAACAGCGAGTGACGCTCCATCTTCTTAGGAGTGGTGCCATCAGCTTCAACGTCAGGGGCTGCGATGCCAACCTTCTCGATGATCTGCTCGCACTGGAGCGGAGAGAGAAAGTCAGGGCAAATCAAGAATGGACTGTGCATGGGCTACAAGCCTCTGTGATATTCGTTTAGGTATTTATGGGTTAGCGAAGCTTGACGGCGTTGATGCTGTTGAGCTGAACCTGAATGCTTCGCTCAACCAGCGCCACGTCACGGCTCAGGTCGCTAAGGTCGTTACTAATGTCCTTGTGGTACGCCCGAAATTCTGGGATAGCAGCTCGCGTAAACTCATCAATCTTGTCGATTTGACTTGTGAGACGGGTAAGCGCCTCGCTGATGCGAGTGAAGTTCTCGCGCAGTACTTCAAACGCCTGCGCATCGCCTAGCTGGTGAAGCTTGAGGTCTTGGCGAATTTCAACGAGCTCGCGGTTATTTGCCTCGCACAGCTCGGCAATCTTGGTGGCGTGCTCTTCAATTTCTTCGTGGATGCTTTCAAGCTTAGCGCGTACTTCCTTGACGATGTCTGCCGAGGCATCGTCGCTCTCGCCATTACCCAGAAAGAAGCGCACAAATCCACTACCACCCTTCTTGCGGGAATTACGAGCGAGATAGCGAGCTAGGTAGAATGACGCGACGACGATTAGCAAAACAATAATCAAGTACTGCGTCGGGCCGATTCCGGTGCTGAGCTCTTTTAGCAGATCAAAAATGACGTCCATGTTTATCCCATTCTCTCCTACCGATATTTATCCGATGGGATCTCAAACACGTGCAAATTCTAATTCCGGCTCTGGCTCAACAGCAAATCCGAGTCCGGCAAGATATTCCTTTGCCTCATCAAAGTATTCCGGTTTAGAATAGTTCTTGAGCACAAATGTGGAACCACATCCGGCGCTCTTGAAGAACATCGCGCGCTTAGACAGCCCAACAAATCGGGTGTCAGACTCAGCGCAAAAGTCGGTTAGGCACACAAAAGGCGTTTCAGTCTTCGTGATGCAGTTGTTGTTGAACTCGTGCAGCGCGATGAGCGTGTGCTGCAGATAATTCGAAATGGTGCTCACGACCGCGGTGTACATCTGATCTGTGCGGAAGTTCATCTCCGCCTTCACGAAGTCATGGGTGATGTGATTGCTGTAGCCGTGTATCGTGCGCATGAACTCAAACACCTGACGAGAGAAAATCTCGGTGTTAGTCTCAAGCACGCTCTCGATCACGGCGATCTCGTCGTGAAAGGATTCAAGGATGGCGTTACGAAGCTGTGCCGAAACCTTGTCCTCGCCTGCGTACATGCAGATCTTTTCGATGCGGAAGATCCACTGCGAAAGCCGATCATACTCAAGAAGAACCGCTTCACGCGCGCTCTCGTCAAAGCAAAGCTCCTTGCGGGAAAGCTGCATGAACGAGTGAGCCTGAATCTGCTTGAACTTGCCGATGGCGTCTGCCGACGCGATTCGAAACACGATGTTGTTACGGTGGTACTTGATCATTTATTTCTCCGACGCTTCCTTTGGCGTCATCTTGAACGCCAAGAGAGCTTCACTGTTCTCCGTCTTCTCAACAACCTTGACTAGGAGAGGACGTTGCCCACCATCATTCTCAACCACGATCCGAATTAGTGAGCCTTCTGAAAGCGGATAGCGGTATTGGATGTCGTTAAGGGTGAAGCACACGACATCCCCCTCGTAGCGAACCCCAGAAACGCGAAGCTCGTCTTGCTCAAGACCTTCGCCAATTGTGAATGGGAGTTGCTGGCTAAAGCTGAGCACAGAAATATCCTGTGGCTTATTCTCTTCTGGTTTTTTCGGCTCTTCTTTATCGAGGTCGATAGCGTCTGGTTCATCGGAAAATACTTCAGCCTTTGGCACTTCCACTGGAGTGTCTTGTGGCTTTACATCGGACTCGCCGCCCTGCACGTACATCTTCAGTGAGTTGATTTTCTCACCGAGATCCTGAAGCTGCTTGAGCAGCTCTTCCACGTTCATCATACGAAATTCCTCTTGTGTGGGATGCCCGCGAGTTCACGGAAGCGCTTTGTTGCTTCCGCTTCTTTAACAGGCTCACTCTTGAGTGGCTTGTACTGGGCGTGATCAGTTGGCAGCTTGTGACGTGGCACATGCACCTGTTCGCCGTGTTCATCGCAGAAGCCGGCGGTCTTTTCATCGCTAAGCTCTGGATCGTATTCAAATCCTGGCTTTGATGGGTGCTCTACCGCCTCAACGGTAATCGTCTTCATCGTGGCAACCTTCTCCTTAGCTTCACAGCCAAGAGCGGAGTTGTTCACGACGATGCGGCGGCAAACGACGCCTGAGATTGCGGGTCCCGAAGGCATCCCCGGTTCTGAGTGAGGATACACGCTTACGTTGAAGGCGATGTCGAAGGTCGTCGTTCCATCTTCAACTGAGACAAGAGTGCAGTCCTTGAAGCTGACAGAGGCGTCCTCGCAGACGGGAGCTTGCGCCATCTTATTCATCGCCGGATCCAGCAGCGCACCTAGCGGGCTTATCGGTTCCAGCTCAGGCGGAACTGTAGGCTCCATCGCTGGTAGCGGCGTGAGATTGAAAGCTGGAAGAGGAAGAGCGAAGTCCATAGCGTCACCTTACAAGGATGATGAAAGTTTCTGGTAGAACTGATCAACACGAACCATCAGCTTATCGACGTATTCCAGAAGGTCTACGTTGAATACTTGCGGGAACCCACCATCAGATGACATGATGATCACGCCGTTGGTGATTTCCGTTCCGAACATTTCATTGTGCATGATCGCGTAGGCGCAGAGCTGAAGACGGTAGTCCTCAACCCGCTCATTGTTCTTTATCGACATCGAGGTCTTAAAGTCGATGATCGATGGAACACCCTTGTAAACACCAACGCAATCACAGCGACCAGCTACCTCGATGATGTCAGAGTAGAGCGCCGCTTCTTGGCACCACACCTCATCGATCTTCTTCAGCGCCGTCTTGAGCGCGTTAAACGCGCTGACTCGCTTTGAGTCGAACTTCTCCCCCTGATCAATCTGCTCTCCCTTGAGGAAGCGCTCGATCATTAGGTGAACCGCGGTGCCATGATCAGCCGCGTCTTGCGTTACCTGCATCGCCTTCGTCATGCCAAGGGAGTTCTGCCACGACTTGAGCGAGGCTTCCTTTTCCTTGGACATGGTACCACCCAGCACCGTCGTAATCGACGGGTAGAACTTTCCTTCAGGCGTTTCGTAGAAACGCATGCCATCTACAGGAACTGTCTCCAGGTGTGGGTAGTTGAATTTCACCGTTAGTCCTTAAATTTTACCATGAGCATGTCGCGAACCTTGACGAGCTGATCTCCGTCAAGCAGCACTCCATCCGGTTGTTCCTTGTCACCACCACGAGCTGAATCCTGCTTCGTGATCACCCAGCCCTTTTGAGCTGGTGTGAAGGTGTAGAACTTATCATCCTTACCGAGAATTGAGAACGCCTTCTTACCACCAAGGCCGGTGTGGATCTTTGCAACCTCAGAGTCTGGAACTCGGATGTTTAGACCTACGGTCTTCATCATGAAGCCGCGCGAAGCGACATCACCGAAAACCCATTTGCCTTCTACAGCTTCTTCAGCAACAACATTCTTGAGCAGAGATTCCTTCATGATCTTTGGAAGTGGCTGCGTGTTCGAGCGCGGAGTCTTAACGTGTTCGACGCGAGCGGCGATCAAGTCGGTCAAAATCTGTAGGCGCGTTTGGATCGATGAGGATGAGCCAAGCTGCAGCATCTTCAGGCGAACCTGAGGACGCGCCATCTGAAGCTCGATGGAACGGTTCAGCTTTGGATTGAAGCCAAGAGTCTCGAGCAGGCGGAGGATAACCTTGTTTGCCTGGCGAATGTCTTCGGTAAGCGTAACGCTTTCCTCGACCTTCGGTTCCTCTTCTGCTGGTTCTTCGGCCTTCTTAGCCTTCTTTTTCTTTGGCTTCTTCTTGATGATCTGGCCGAATTCGTCGCGCTCTTCGGAAGAATCGGATGCGGGTTCTTCTGCCCCAGTATCTTCTCCGGATCCTTCATCTTCTGCGCCGCTCTCTCCTTCAGCACCACTATCTTCACCCGATGGAATAACTCCATCGTCTGTTGGCTGCTCTACATCGTCTGCCGGCGGAGTATCTTCCCCGTCAGCTGGAACCGGTTCGTTAGCGCCAACCTCACCAGGCATTTCGTCGCTTGGCTGCTCACCTGTAGTTTCTGTTCCTAGATCGATGTTCTCACCGTCAAGGGCGTTCTCACCATCTGGCGCACCAACCGGTGTCGTCTCCATGTCGGTCATCGCTGGCTGCCCAGAGCCAGGCCACTCAACGTCGATGATGTCGAAGCGGTTTGCAAGGTCATTGATAACGTCTTCGACTTGACCCTCAGTGCCTAGCATGTCAGCAAGGGCCTTCTCAAAGTCATCTGCTTGCGTAGCATTAACGAAGACCTTAACAACACTGCCGTCATCCATCTCCATGCCAAAGCAAACGCTGTCGACTTCGTCGTTAAGCTCATGCGCCTTGTCGAGATAACGATCTACGTCGAGAGGGGTAACATTGTCGCCAATGCTGTTCACGTTGTTGCGGAGCTGCTTGAACTCGACATCGGCATTTGCCTGCGCGGATTGATCAACGTCAGTTGCAAACTTCATGTCAGATAGGTGAGCCCAGTCTTCCTTAACTTGCGCCGCGTGCTCGAGCTGAGCGATGAGCGGAAGCTTCTTGTGCTTGTATGGAGTGATAGCGCCTGCACCAACCGCCGAAACTTCTGGCTTTGGTGGTTCGAACTTACGTGGCTTGACGAAGTTGCGAATCTTCTTCATCACTACTCGGTTCTTCGCGACTGCGGTAAATGACCCAGCCTTCGCGCCAGTACCCTTAGCGGTAGGCTGCTTGAGGTTCTTGCTTGGGTCAGCCATCTTGGCTTCCTTACCGCTCGGCATGCCGAGCTTACCAGCGTATGAAGCAATCGCGCCCGCTGTAGTCGTTCCACCGGAAGGACCAGCCGAAACAGCCGCTCCGCCACCAGCCGCAGCTCCACCACTTGCACCACCTGCACCACCTGCTCCGCCGGCAGCGCCTCCACCACCTCCAGCGCCGCCTCCACCTCCGCCGCCCCCGGCTTCGGAGATACTCTTGATGAAGCTGTATGATTCATTCACGTCTTTTTCTCCTTCGCTGAACAGCGAGTTGATTGTTCTGCCATAAAGCGCGAGCACCAGTTCGGATGCTGTTCGACTGTGCAGAACCTTGTCGTTGATCTCAGCGATTTCTTTCTTTGTTTCAGCGAAAGCGGTCAGCGTCCGCTTCATAACTTCGGGAGTGATTCCGATTTCCTTGCCAGTTTTCAGCGTCAGCTTGAACTCGCCCGCTTCCTTCTTGAAGGAACCCAATAGTCCGTTGATCTCCGTGAGAGCGTTCTTAAGGATGCTCGAGATCTTGGTGCGAGCTGCGGGTAGGCTTTGAAGATTCATTGCCTTCGCGAGCGCCACCGCGGTAGACTGTGGATCGGACTTCACGAACTTTTTGATGGTGCGCTTCCCTGAGGAAGACACCGCGAGATCTGGCATGCCAAGAACGTTGGCAATGTCGATCTTTGCCTTACCAAAGACGCCGCCCTTTGCTTCTACCGGCGCGCCCTCATCTGCTGTTCGTACCAGTCCGGAGATGCTAGTGCGAACCGCCGCGTTGAACGCGTTGATGGCGGTGAAGACATCCTTGTCGACGATCTTCGTCTGGCTTCCGGTTACTGGGTCGCGAACGACAACCCCTTCAACCCCGATATCCTCGGATGGTTCGACGGTCTCGTCTTGCAGAAAAGGTTTGATCTTACGAACGAAGTTGCTGAGCAGAAGTTCCTTGATGGGAACCTTGAACTCGTTCATGATGTAGGCGTTGACTCTCTCACGTTCTTGCTTCGCCTCGTCCCTCTGTTCCTTTGGAAGGGAGGTGAGGTTAAGCTCAGCAACTTGGTCGTTCGTAAGATCAGGGAAAGCTTCGTTCTTTTCGTCAGCGTACTGCTTAAGGCGCTCAAGAAGCGCCATCGCTTCCTTCGTGTTGATATTTTGACCCGGGATTGGTTCGACCTTGGTAAATTCCCAAATGAACTTTTCTTGATTTTGCTGCAGCTCGTCGCCATCTGGAGAACTGATGACGGTTGAATCGACTGCCACTTGCTTGTTGTTGAGGGCGTCTGAGAGCTGCTGGACGCGATCGCTTGGCGTGTTGTTGACGCCGCGAAGAATGATGATGAAGTTCTTGTTCTGGTGACCGTAAGTTACCGTGTTTGGCTGGCGACCATAGAGAACTTCAATCTCGACTGTGTCACCCGGCTTTAGGAACTTGCGAATCGTCGGGCCAACCTTTTCGATGGCAAGGTGGGCGGCGCGGAAGGAGTTGTAGGCTGCGACCATCGCGTAGTCGCTGACCTTGTAGAAGCGGGTGCCCTTTGCGGACTTGCCCTCACGTGACGTGAAGAGACCCTTGTCATCGATGCCGAACCAGAGGTTAGCTCCGTCCAGCTTCTCGGTGACGATCTTGTTCTTAAGTGATTCTATAGTGCGCACGAACTGTCGTAGAGGCAGATCCTCTATGTGCGAGATAGCTTCCATGAGTACAGCCGTACTTAGAAGGGTGCGCATGAACTTACCTGCGAGAGTCAACGGTGTATTTATAGATGGCAGGTTATTCACTGCACAGAACAGAAGCACGAAAAGGACCCCGAGAGGTCCTTTTCTACACTACATGATGCTTATTGCGCGGCTGGTGCAGGCGTTGCGGCCAGGGCTGCGGCTTGAGCAGCGTCGGCGGCTGCCGCGGCAGCTTGTGAAGCATCGGCCGTCGTTG